AATCTGAACTCGAAGAAGGTGAAATAAGAACCTAAGTTTAAACGGATATACCATTACATATTCAAAAATGCGTCCAAACTGTGTATACGAAAACTGTCTCTGTCGCCAAGGAAAAAACGGGTTTTGTGTAAAACACCGTGAAATTGGTGAAGCCGTAGAAGCCCTTTTACTTTTAAGAAAAATAACAAACCTAAGTTGTAATGAAACAAAATAAAAAATTAATATATTAAAAATGGACGCTCTTACCACGTTAATGCAAACGCTCGACCTCAATTCTAAGATAATTTCTGAAGGCGATTATCTTAAAATGTGTGATTCGATCAAAAAGATTCACGAGTATATCAAATACGAAACGGATTCTGAAAGTGATGGTGAAGAAGAATTTAGAATTCGTCGTGTTGATATACCCATACCCTTTTCCCCGATGCCTCGTCTACCACCATTCGGGGATAATCTTGACGATCTTACGATATACGATACGGTGCCACCACCACAATCAAGACGTGGGGATTATGTACACCCCGACTTACCAGAAATACAAACACCACCACCTGTACCGGAACAGTTACGCGATTACGAACTCGAAGATGAACTTATGGAAGTAAACAGATTAATCCACGAAACGTTAAAAAAAGTGGAAAAACTAAAACATAGACGAAACGTGACGAACTTTGTTCGCCAAGAAGCTGTGAAACGACGCGCACGGGAACTTGGCATTCGATTACCTCGATATACGGTTGGTTCACTTTTAGATTCAGGACACGACGTTGGTGATGTACGTATGTTCTTCAAGAATTACCTGGAAGACTATAATGAGGATATCGATAGACAACACGAAGAATTATCAGAGACGTTAAAAGAACTCGAATACGATAAAACGGCTATAATAGACGAACTTATAAACTTTTAATCAAATATCATTTTACACCACTTTTCGTTAATATTACCGAAAGGTGAATACTCAAACAATAAATGTATTAACGCCCCTGAAATAATTAGAGCGCCTGTACCTTTATAGATATATTTTGTGAGACCCATGAACAAAACCTGTAACATGAGACCTATGAAGAGTGCTTCCATCAGGACGGTGGTAAACTGACGCATTTTTTTTATATTACTATACTATATAAAAAAATGGATTTCCAAGATATGGCAATATTATCAGTCGTCGCCGCCATGATGATCACCTTCATAGTTGTAATGGTCAATAGATCTAAAACTTCGAATAAGAATGCAAGTCTCGTTGGACCAGAAATTGAAACGAAAGAAGCTTAAACTATAAAATATAAAATATTATTATCTCGTGATATATAAAATGATACTCGTACTATCTATCATTCTATTTATCATTTTACTATGGTATAAAATAATAAAGTGTAAAAAAGAAGAATACGTGATAGATAATCTTAGATTTTCATGGAAAAATGGGTCGAGTGTAAAAAATATTGTATCAGAATGGATCCTGGTAATAAAAGATAAAAACGGGGATGAAATTCATAGAATGGTTGATAAAAACGAAGACCATTTTAATGATTTTACAGATGTTTATGTAAATATTATAGATAAAAAGGATTTTGATGAACGTATTATTGGTGATAATATAGTGGATTTGTATTATAACGAAATAAAACAAGAAAATTTGTTATTTACAGAAACAATTTCATTTACAAAGGATGATTTTTCAGGTGACGTTAGACTATTTGAACCAAAAGAATTTGATGGGAATAATGATTGCAAAGGTGGATACGATAAAGTTAAGAAAAATAGATTTACAAGTGGTTCAGAAGTATTTGATTGTGTTCCGTCATCACCTGGTGTATACAATTGTCAATTTTGGCAATATAATGTTAAGATACCTAAAATTGGAGAAGGTGAAGAATGTCCAGCTAAAGATAGAGAACTTAAACGGGTTGTGTGGCCCAGAAAAGAAAAAGCTGAGATAGTTGGTATGACTTTTAGCGATGACCCGGATCCTAACACTGATGTAAATATATATGATAATGACGACTATTATAAGAACATATATGAAGAAAAGAATAAAATGAAAGATGAAGAAGATGCTGCTGCCGAAGCTGTGAGAAAAGCCGCTGAAGAGGAAGCTGTAAGAAAAGCCGCCGAAGAAGCTGCGAGAAAAGCCGCTGAAGAGGAAGCTGAAGCTGCTAGGAAAAAGGCAGAAGAGGAAGTCGCTACAGAAGAAGCCACAAGAAAGGCTGATCAAGCTGAAGCTGCGAGAAAAGCAGCCGCCGAAGCTGAAGCTGTGAGAAAGGCCGCTGAAGAGGAAGCTGCAAGAAAGGCTGCTGAAGCTGAAGCTACGAGAAAGGCCGATGAAGAGGAAGCTGCAAGAAAGGCTGCCGAAGAAGCAGCCATTGCAGCCGAAGCCGCTAGAATAAAGGCAGAAGAGGAAGCTGCTGCAAAAACCGCCGCTGAACAAGCTGAAGATGCTAGGATAAAAGCAGAAGCCGAAAGAGCTGCTGCTGAAAGAGCTGCGCAAGAGGCTGCAGACGAGGCGGCTAGGAAAAGAGAAGAATATTTTGATACATGTAAAGATGACCCATCAAAATGCCAACATTTTGATGATTGTATGAGATGGCATAAGAAACCAAGTGTACATGAATATAGAAGAGAAAGGGAATGTAAAGATCTTAAATCTACAAAAGATCAAACACCTCCATATATATGGGATCGAGAACCCCCTCCTCAACCACCAGCGACATGTGAAAATGATCCATTTCATTGTAAAGAATATGACGAATGTGTGAAATACCATGAAAAAATCGATTGTCGTGCGGATGCTTCATCGAGTTATACAGGTGTACCATCTATGAAAGAATTAGAGGATCAGGGTATGCAATATGGTGTCTTTGGTCCTAATAGAACTCAAAATTGGCAAAATGATATAAGTACGTATCTTGATTGTAAAAAACGAGCACAAGAGTTAGGGCATTTGGCATGGGGTATGCAAACTATATATCATACAGAATCAAAAAATGGTAAACCTGGAAAGTGTTGGACTCGACCAAATCTTGATGATTTTGTGGCATTAAATATACAAACAGGTAATAATAATGATCCTAAAAAAGATTTTCATGTTGTTGGGTGCGCCGCATCTAGTGTATTCGTGACTGATAAATGTCTCGACGAAGAAGCCCAAGCTCAAGCCCGAGTTGAAGCTGAAGCTGCAAGAAAAGCCGCCGAAGAAGCTGAAGCTGCTAGAAAAAAGGCAGAAGAGGAAGCCGTAGCAGCAGCAGCCGCAGCAGCCGCAGCCTCGAGACCAACGATTGGTCAGAGATCAACTAATTTGGGAAATATTAGGGCACCTGATTTACGAAGACCATCTCTTAATTCGAGTGTAATTGGTGGAAGAAGTCAAGGAAGTCCAGCTCGTCGTTTTTCAATAAGAAGGTAATTAATAGTAAAAAAAATATATACTATTATTAAAAGATATGGATTCTATCGAGATACTTTTAATAATTTTATTATTAGCTGGTGCTTTTTTTATAATAAACAAAAAGAAGAAAGTGGATAAGGAAGCCGAAGCTGCAGAAGCTGCAGAAGCTGTAGAAGCCGACCCTTTTAATAGTTTCAATACTACTCCAATTCCAACTCCAACTCCAACTCCAACTCCAACTCCAACTCCAACACCCGGTTCACAAGTATATGCTTCAATAGACAATGTGTCACAGTTTAAAACTATTTCACCAGTTAATAAAACGAAAGTTGAAGGGTATATTATTGAATATAATACGGGGGCTTCATCGGTTAGTAACGCAGAATTATCTAAAAATGTAACTATGGAATTAAAATGGGATAACAGTGATGGTTTTGGTGAGGTTACACAAATGGATATTGAACGTTATGTTGATGGGGAATTGAAACACGTAATAACAAAAGAATCGAGAAACGAAGAAGATTCGGCTTATTTTACAGATTCTAAAAAGGGATTAAAAATTGTTTTTAATAACGAAAATTCAGACGGTTTATATGACGTTATAGGTGAAAATAAGATAATATTGAAAGTTTATTATGGTAGTAAAAAACCATTTGTTTTATATGGTGGTGACGATACAGTGAATATATCACCAGATGATTTAACCATGTCTTTGGATATCATGGAACCTATAACATATGAATATAAACCTAATACCACTGGGTTTATGTTAGAAGCACCAACTATAAAGAAATATTCATACTATATTTATTCTAATGAAGATGATAATAACGATATTACCGAGTACATAAGTTCTGGTAATACGGGTAAGATTATGTTTGTGTCATTTGAAAATAGTACATCTGATTTTTTTATGAAACTTGAAACAGGTGAATGGATAGTAAAAGACGGAAATAATGTTCTTAAAACAAGTGATGTTTTTGATGATAGTGTTTTCACTTTAGTGAAGAGTCCTAAGGCAACCGTGTCGGCCACGTATGTAAGAATCACACACGGAGATAAATTTTTAGTGAAACAGGGTTCATCAATGAGATTTCTCGCATTGAATGAACTGAAGAAAAATGAATATAAAAATATAGATATGTTAATCACCGAACAAAAAAGATAATCACAAAACCTAAGTGAAATAAAAAATAGTCTAAAAATATAAAAACCAAAATGTCGGATTCTATTGAAAACATTCTTATCGGTCTCGTTCGTGATTCGAACAACCACATTGATAAAATAAACAACAGCGTCCTTTCCAACAATAAGTTATTACAAACACTTGTTGAAAAGGTTACAAAAATCG